TTAAGACTCTTTGTGTATTTCCGAAAAATTTTCTGGAAGCTCTAATGATGATCCTAGCCCTTCTTTGGTTATGAACGTCAGTACTCTATTTAATTCTGGAACAATATCTTTTAATAAATCTGTTGAATTATCTATATCTACTAATGTCAGATTAGGATCATTATTATCAGTTTCATAAATACCATAAAAATTTAGTTGCATAAAAGAATCTTCACTTTTATCTTTATATAGCTCAACATGAGCATCTAATTTTAATAATTTTGATTCTTCTTTGTTTACCTCTAATTTAAATTGTCCATTTACTGATATACTCTCTTCGATTTCGGCCAAGCCAAACTGAAGAGATTCGATTCCACTATTGATTCGTTTGAATTTGATTTTTCCCATTTCAATTCTCCTTTAATGCGATTTTCAGTTTCAAACTCCATTACGTTAGCAATTCTAATAATATTATTTCTTAGATCTAACTGACAACCGTATACTTTTTGAGCTATTTGTTGATGTTCAGAATAGCTATTTAATATTAGATCCTCCAATAATTTTTCTAGTCTATTATATACTTTTTCTTTAAGAACTTTTTTTCCCTTTATTTTTACAATACATTTGTAAAAGGCATATGGGTCATCTGCTAGTCGTATCAAAGAATCAATATAATTAGCTTGAATACTACCGTTCTCAATAGAAGATAAGTTACTATAACTAATACCCAGCAATACTGAAAAATCTCTTATAGTTAGTTCGTATTTTTCTCTAATTTCTTTTACTTTTTTAGCAGATAACAAATTGTGTCTTTCTCTGTAAATATTATAGTCTTTTTCTAAATTTTGATCTGGGTTAGAAAATGGTTCAAATAATTCATCATCTGATATTCTTTTATAATATTCATGTTTGACTTTAAATGTATCGTTTTTAATTGTAACGTCTTCTTCTAAAAAAATTACTTCGTATCTTTCATTTTGATTAGTTTCATATGAAAACTTTTCTATAATTTTAGACATACTAAATCACCTCTCCCTTATAGTCTAATGGAAAGCAATCAATTTCTTGTTCTCTAGGATGAAAAGACATATATGCTGCAACAAAATTATTCTCTTGTGCTATCAATTCCAACTTCACATACACTTTTATTTCATCCCAAACTAAGCCGAATTCTGTCACAGTTCTATTCGAGGCTCTGTGATGCTCTGAGGGTCCTCTAAAATAATGCTTTTCTTCTATATTTTCTATGATAAAGTTATGCATTGCAGCAACAGTTATACCATATGCCCTTAAGAATCTAGTTGTTTTTGCATTAACTTCAGAAAAACTTACATGTCCATCAGAAACACATTCTTTGAAAGTTGTGAGAAAAAGGTTGACTTTAGTAAATAATTCTTCACTCGACATTTCCACACCTACTATTCACAAACTTGTTACTCTTGAATAACATAATATCACAATGGGTAAGTATCTGGCAAGAATATTTAAATTCATGTTACAAATCTTTAATTTCATAATTACAAAAAAGAGCCACCTTGGGGAAGGCGACTAAAAAAACAAAATCACCCACAATCTGTCGTATGACGGTGAGTGATTTTGTCATTAATTGAGATTCTATAGTGAATGTCATCACTAAAGAAAGTATACTATACAGATTTTTTTATGTAAAACAAAAACCGTCCCTTGGCAAGGACGGTTTAAGTGAATGACTCCTTTATTGTATGTCTAATATACAATTATTTTTACTTTCAGGCAAGAATTTTTTTCAATAGTTTAAGGTTTGCCCTGGATAAATCAAGTTAGGGTTAACTAACCCGTTTCGTTGTGCTAAAGCTTGATAAGTCGTACCAAGTTTAGCTGCAATGCTAGATAAATTATCACCGTATTGGACTGTATAAACGTTGCTTACTACTGATCCATTGACTTTCAAAACTTGTCCAGGGTAAATAAGATTTGGATTGGCCAATCCATTTAACGAAGCTAAGGTTTGATAGTCTGTTCCGTATTGATAAGCAATACTTGATAATGTTTCGCCGTATTGTACCACATGGGTTGCTTCTGGTTGCTTGTCAGGAACAGTTGTTGAATCTGGCAATAATTCAATATCGCCTTTGCTAATCCATGACAAGATACCTTCAAGCAATACTCTGCTTCCAGTTACTTCTTGTACTTTATAGCTGTTTCCTTTTACCCATTGCGGAATAGCTTCACCAGTTGCCCAAGCATCGACATTAAATTTCACTTTGACGGTATCACCAACTTTAACATCAGAATTCGGTGTTTTTTCGATTTCTTCACCTGCATCTATTGCTGGCGTGTCCGTTTCTGGTTTATTGGTTTCTGTATAACCACTATCCGTAATTCCTGTTAAATCTACGTTACCATCTAAACCACCTGCAATATAAGCGGATGTGAATTGCCAAATGCCAATACCATTCATGCTTGGGAAATAAGCATACAATGGATATGGTGACACACCATCGATAGGATACGCAGCAATCCATAAAGAATTAGGAAACTCTTTGATGATTTGTTGATAGTTTACATGATTTAGTGTAAATGGCTTATAGCTGTAATACATTGGAGTATAGCCAGCCTGTTTGATTCTGCGCATACCGTACAAAATTGTCTCTGTATTTGCTGCTTTTTCGGCATCTGAACTTACATATCCTCCATATCCATCTGGAACACTAGCCAACGCTCCATGTTCAAAATCTAATGCAACGATGGAATTTTTAGGCGTTTGAATACGTGGCAAAAAGTAATCCATTGTTGTTTTCGCAATGTCCATGTTTCCCCAAGTGTCATACCAAATATAGGTATGCGCACGTTTACCTTGAGCAATAGCACTTGCTACTTGCGTTTTATATGTGTATTGTTCATAAATACCGCTAGCATTGTAGCCACCAATCTGGGCAATAGCGAATTTATCATGCGCATAGCCAAAACGACCTTGTTCACCTTGATAAATCGCCCAGTCAACGCCTTGGTCACCTTTTGCGGCAAATACAGCAGTAGGCATAAAAAACAGAGCGACAAGCGCTCCTGCTAAAATTTTCTTTTTCATTTATTTGTCTCCTTTTTATCTGATAAACCAGGCGTTGTATGGTCTGTCACAATTCCTAAAATAGTTAATACAACAAACACTGCATTGACAACATCTAGCAGTTGCTGATTAATCACATCAATTTGAAATTTATACCCAAAAGGAACTGCAACTACTTGAATAACTAGCAAAACTGCAGGAATAAGAGACAACCAGAATTGTTTATTTTTTATTCTTGATTTCCAATCAATCATTTTTATTTCCTCCAATTCCTCGAAAGAGGGTTTTATTTTGTTCTTCCAATCGACTAATGCGCACTTCATGGTTATTTAATCGGTCAACAGCCTGTTTTAGTTCTTTCATGCTATCTTCTAATTGAGAGAAGACATGATAGAATTTCATTAATGCGAAGATAATTCCGCTTAAAAATGTAATCACCGCTAACCATTGTTCTAGTGTTAAGTTCATCCTGCACCTACTTTCTACTTACAATAAAACCGCTTAGCTTTCGCTAAACGGTTTATCTTTAGTTTATTCCATCATTATTTTATGTTTCCGGGAAAGCATCTGCAGTGTACCAACTACCACAAACATAATGATTCCCTTTTCTGTCACTACCAAACCTAATTCCCTTCACGCCTTCCTCATATAATGCTCCATAATTACCTTGAGGATAGGTATATTGCACAGTTGTTAATGCGGTATTCCAATATCCTGCTCTCATTTCTTGATCAATCATAAATCCTTTAGGAATTTTAAAAATTTGGACCATGTTTGGCTTTAATTTTTCTACATCCACCACATTAACTCGCAAATAAGCATCGACCTTATTTCCCTTACGAACTAAAAGAATATTGGTTTCTGCTCCAAAAGCACTTCTGTATGCAGCTTCTACTTCATCCAGTCCTGCTTTTTTGTAAATAAACGTTTCATCTTTTAAAGCAACTTCTTTTCCATTTACTAAAGGAATTTCAGAAAACTCTTTAATCCCACCTATACGCTGGGGTTCAGTTAAATTCACAACATTCGGTGCAAATGCGACTTCTTTCCAGTCTGTCCATGTTGAAGGGATTCCACCAAATTGGCGAATAACAACTGTCCGTTCTGTTTGAAATAATTGTCTGACTCCACCTGAATCTTTATTAACAATCAAGCTTCCAGAGTTTGGTAATGGTTTATTTTCCACCCCTGTAGCTGGAATCGAATAAATACCTGGATCCACAGCATCATTTAAATCTAATATTTTAGAATTTTTCCTTACAAATAGACCATTTTCTGCTTCAGCTTGTTCAATAAATAAATCCTCTGATTCTTTTTTTGTATACGAACTGCCCAATGCTGCGAATTTTTTATTAGATTCTTCTTTAGTATAAGCTCCTACCTGTTCAGAAGTTACCTTATGAGGATTATCAAACTGCTTAGTATGACTATCAATGTTTTCGTGTGAGATTGCGATTCCATCTTCTACATGATTCATGCGTTCAGATGTTACAACTGCACCTAACGCTTTATTCTCTTCTTCTGTCTTTAATTCATCATATGTTTGCCAATGCTGTTTTTCATAAGACATAAAAACACTCCTTAATCATTACTGTCTTTATTAGATAGAACTGCTTTTAAAGCTGCATTTTCATATTCTAACTCTGTTATTTTTTTTAATAATTGATCAATTACTTGTTCTGACGAAATTTCCATTTCTTTTATAGGCATCATATATTCTCCTTTTCCACTATTGAGGTTGGTTCAGTCTAACATCTTCATAATTTTTTCTATATGCAATAATATTCCAAGAAAAAGGTATTTCTGGCTTGTCACTTTTTACAATAAAATAGGTACTCTTTATTTCTTCTACCCAAATTGAACCTTCTCCGTAAGGACTTAACATAACATGGTAGTTTTCATTGTTAGTAAAAATTGTTTCTAAGAAAATAGATTCGATTTCAATTTTTACTTGGCCATCTGATCCAGTTACTGATTTTCCATAATCTGCAAAATAGTATTCTGGAGTTTCATAAGCATTTAATAAACGCTGTCCATAGTTTTCTGTATCAACAAGAGAATTTTTAGAGCCAGTAACACTAAGATTTCCTGTGACACTTGTAGAAGTAGCGGATATACTAATCCTTCCTCCAGATGATCCTAATACTTTAGTATCATTATTCCCTATACTAAAACCACTGCTACTCACATTTAAACTAGGACTCTTACTGGCTGTAGAAGAATAACCAAAGCTCCCAGGTGCAAAATTCAAACTATGACCACTACCAACAACATAAAAATTATCTAAATTAGCTGTCCCTGACATGTTATTAGTGGCGCCAAAAAATGACAAAAATGCTTTATTAAGCTTTTTATTAAATATCGTAAAAGATCCTTCATCTGAAACTTCTAACCTAACATTTCCTTCTTTTTGATTTATGAGAGTAGTATAGAATTTGAAAATTTCTTTTTGATCACTATTTCTTTTCCAAGTAATTGACCCATTATCTTCTATCATCGTGAAATCTTGTCCTATTGACGTTATTGTAGCACTCTTTATTCTTACTCCTTCAATATTAATTGCAGTCAAAGTACCCGTACTAATTGCGCTAGCATCAAGATTAACTACTCTTATTTTACCAGCATCTAAAGTTCCTACTTTTATTGTTCCAGCATCTACAGAACCTATCATCCCGTGAGTAATAATCGCATCATCAATTTTTGTTTGATCTGTTAGCCAAATTTTTGCACCTGTAATTTTAAGCCATTCTTTTCCATCCATTTCTTGACTTAAATTAATTGTTTTCACGATTTCGTCGGAAGGGGTAGAATTTTCAATTTTCTCCTTAATATCTTCATCTAAAGCAGTTGAGGTTTGCATTACCCATTTTCCATCTCTATATATCCAAATTTCAGTATCTGGGCCATTAGGTTTAAACCACAGGTCCCCTTCTTTCGGATTTTTAGGTTCGTCTGTCCCATCATATACATTATTTTTACCAGCAGCATCAACTCTAGAATATAAATCATCTAGTTGTTGTTGAATAGGTCCTTTGAATTGAGTTGTTTGTGATGAAATAGCTTTAGTGTCGGCTGAACTCGTTCCTTTTAAGCCACCTCTATATTCTAAAGAATAGCTTAGATTAGGACTTTTGAATTTGTTACCTTCTCTATCTGTAAAAGTAATCCAATCTCCAACTTCCAATGCTGGATTACCTCGCCAAGATAAATTGTATGGGTAAAAGTTTAAATTCCTTAATTTCACATACATATCATCTAATAATGTTTGTGTCATAGAATTATTAGATAACTTTATCTGAGCTCCTTTATCGGAACCAGCTTTAAGTAATATAGTTTCACTACTACCTTCTTCATCAGATCTTACTTCACAAGAAATACCGCCAAGCTTGTACATTAATTCGTTCTTTTTTAGGCCTTTCATAAAGTATTCACTTGGCGTTATTTGAAAGCGTGGATCTGTCAGATTTCTTATAGTTAAAAGTCCATCTCTATTAAAATGAGCGTATCCGCATTCAAATTGTGCTATCATTCCAATTGCTTGTCTATAAGTACAGTTTTTAGGAGTTTTTATTCTAACCGTGCTTAATCCATTAAATGACGATAAATCAACTTTAATACCAGCTTTATTAGCAATATCAATTGCAATATTTCTTATTGTTTCCATTTCAGGTAATTCTGACTTGTACATTCCTTCCATATAAACGAAACTGTCTAAAGCTTTAATTGTAGTCTTTTTCTCATTTCTATCAGGATCTGATTCTGTAATATAGAAAGTTCCCATATTAACATATTCATATTCAGTTGGCTTATATCCAACTAATTTAGCTGAACCTATCTTAGCTGAGCCTACTTTTGCCGGTTTAACTGAACTGATATCACTTTCTGCATCATGAATTACAACACCTAATTCAATTACGATTTCGTCCATCTCTTCAAACTCTGTAATTACTGAACAAAATTCTATTTCTAAAGAGTTAGAATACGTAGAGCCAATTTGTAGGCTGTCTCCGACCATTGCACCATAGTCAAGTTTTAAATAATTAACATCATTACCAGTGTATACTTTATTTTTTGCAGTTATACGAGTGACGATATTTCTATCCATGCTTTTTATTTTTTCTAAAAATCTTTCTGAAACTTTTAACATGTATACTCCTTTCTGCCTACTGTTCAATAAAGTTCATTTCTAATCCTTCCCACTTCAATTCTTCAAATTTACCATTCCATGAATAAGAAGGAGCTGATCTATCACCTACATAAAATGTTTTAACTCTTTGCCTTCCAATCAAGGGGTCTGGGTATTCAACTTGAAAGAAATTACTTTTTACAGCTTGCAAAATGGAAGAGACCTCTGAATCACTCAGAGGCCCCCACTTCATTGTTAATTTAATTTTCTCTGCAATTACATCTCGTACCATTTCTCCGTTAGCATTTCTGCCGCTAGAATCAGCATCAATTGCTTGTATCCCTACTGAATATTCTTTAGGATATCGAACAGTCTGTCCGTTTATTTTTAACATTCCAGACATAGTTTCACCTCTATATTTCAAGTGCATTATAACCAATTTTCCGATTATACTCATTAATTTTAGAAATAGCAATTCGAGCAAATTCTTCTCCGCCTATGTTTATAATTATATCACCATCCCGATTTTGCGAAGCTGATGCACCAAGAGAACTCACTAGGGACATAATTGCATTAACCAAAGAATTCTCTAGTTTAGAAATACCATAACTATTTACATTATTTGGAGAGGAATTGTTAAAATCAGTATTATTTATTGTACTTTGTGACGAATATAATTGGTCAGGCATACGCAGATTTTTAAAGTCTTTAAATTGATTATCTGGATTAAAAGGATTTGCGCCAGCTGGAACAACCATTTCTCCTTTATGAATCATTGCTAATTGGTCCTCAGGTACCCAAGGTGTTCCTTTAGCATAGCCATGTCCATGACCAATAACTTGAAGCATTCCTGTAACTCCGTATCTGTTTTTTGCATAGTTTATTGCTGCCAATGAATTGTCAAATCCATTAAAAATATTTCCATGACCTGGGAATTTATATGCGTTGAATGTAGCAGATATTGTTTGTAGTAGCCCTTTTGCAAGGTCTCCTGAAATAGTGTTTACATCAACATATCCACCTTGTACTGCTTTTTCATTTCCTCCAGATTCAGATTGCACTTGCCTTAACCAAGCACCAGTATATGTTTCATTAGAAGGTAATCCATTCATACTTAAAGCCTTTTTAATAACAGGCCTCCATCTTTCAACTCCAGTACCTTTTGGGGATTCGCTACCCTCATCAAAGAATTTTTTAACAAAACCGACTGCGCCTTCAGTCATCTTTGATATTCCACCTTTAGCAATTGACAGTGCGGGTTCAAACACTCCAGATAAATCAGTAAATTTTGATACAGCAGCATCTAATACTTTTTTAGGATTGGTTGCATAGTCCCAAATATTCGAAGCTAAATCTTGAAGATTATCCAGCCACCCACTAGTTCCTTTAGCATAATTTGGTATTTGATTTCCTGGTATAACCTGAGAACCTTTAGGTAAGTTAACTAACAAATTTCTTTGTTTAGGGAATAAACCAGCTCTTCCGTCAGGCAGCATAAACATTTCTTGATAACGGCTGCCAGCAGCATCATTAACCATTGCATACCCTCCTGGATGTCCATTGGTACCTTTTGCATACCTTGGAACTTCCCACGCAGTTAAACGATTACTTGATCCTACTGCTCCTAGTACCCAGTTAATACCATTGATGACTCCATTTACAGCGCCCCCAATAACACTAACAATTCCATTACCAATCGCTGCTGCTCCTCTTTTCACAGCATTTACACCTCTGCTTAATCCTGAGCCTATTTTTTCACCCATTCCAGATGCCCAAGAAGCTACACTATCAAATGCATTTTTTGCATTTGATTTGATTGTGCTCGAATAACTTCCCATTTTTTCTTTCATATTCGACCACGCACTAACAGCATTATTTTTTGCTGTATTTGCTTTATCAGATACTGTACTTTTTACATTTTCCCAAGTATCAGATGTTCCTCTTTTTATTTCACTCCATTTATCTGACACATTAGTTTTAATTGTAGATACTTTATCACTAACTGATTTTTTTGTATCTTCCCATTTTTCAGAGCTCCATTTTTTTACACTATCCCAAGCTTCAGATGTAGAACTTTTAATTCCATTCCACTTTTCATTAATCCATTTACCTAATTGTCCTGCTTTTTCTTTTACTGTATCCCAGTTTTTCCAAAGTAACACTCCTGCTGCAATAGCCGCTCCTATCGCTACTGTTATAGGTCCTCCTAAAATACCAACTACTGTACCAATCGCTGTTCCTACTGCAGAAAGCACTCCACTAAGGCCACCAATACTCGAAAGAAAAGTGAAGATTCCAGATAGAACTTCAACAACTTTCACAGCAGCTCCTATTACTTTAATCGCTCCTACAAATGTACCAAAAGCTATAACGAAATTTGAAAAACCTTCTGCGTGTTCTGAAAGCCATTGACCAATTGTAGACAACACATCACCAAGTGATTTCAATACATCAACTACTATACCCCCTGTCCATTCGGCTAGGGGTTTTAATACATTGTTCCAAAAATAATCAAAAGCTGGCTTAAATGCGTCAATGACGCCACTAAGTAAATCAATAACTCCTTTTAACGTATCTAAAAATGCTGGTATTAAATCTTGAATAGTATAGCTTGCTAAAGGTAATAAGACGTTTTTATAGAACCATTCTAACCCTTCTCCGACCTTGTCAGCTAATGGACGAATGCTTTTCAGTAAATTTTTAACACTACTTAATAACGGCGTAAAATCAAGAGTTTTAGCCCAGTCAGCAGTCGCTTTAGTTATACCATTTATGTGACTTAGAATATCATCAATAATTCCAAGAATTATTGAAAAGATTTCTCTTCCAGTATTATTAGATTCCCATGCTTTCTTTAATTGATCAGCAATATTACCTATTGTCTTGAAAATATTCGTATAGATTTCTAATATATTAGCAGCAATTGATTCGCCAGTACCGTCATTCCACGCATCTCTAAAAGCGGTCGCAACACTATGCAAAAGTTCTAAGATAGAGTTCCACATATCAAATATAGATTGTATAAGGGCCGTTCCTCTACCATCGTCTTCCCATGCTCTTCTAAATGCACCTGCTATGTCACCAATAATATTTAATACATCTGCTAATAATATTAGAAGATTTTCAATAAATCGCTGACCTGTCCCGTTAGTCCATACTTCCATAAATGACTTGCCTATAGCTTTTGCCAATCCTATTACTTCTTTTAAAGCATAGTTCCAAGCATCTATTACTTTTTTACCTTGATTATTCCAAGCATCTTGAAATGGTTTGAAAAAATCTTTAAGCAGATTTTTAAAGTTTTTCATCCATGCTGGCGGCTGGTAATCCCCTGTTGCTGCACCAAAATCAGTAGACGGTTTGTTAGGTTTATCTAAGGAACTACCATCCTCTTTGTCATTATTTAGACTCAATTTATTGATTTCGTCAAACCCCATCAATACTCGTTCTAATTTTTTCACTTTTTCCTTAGTTTTTTCTGCAGCATCTCCAGTATCTTCCAATGCTTGAATATCATCATAAAGTCCACTAGCTCCTGTCTTTGCTGCTTGATAAGTAGTTCCAAAAATAGATGCTATAAAAGCTGCAAATTGGCCTGTTAACGTTGCAAGTGCATTCATTAACGTATTAACTGCTGGTAAAATCGCTGTGTAAATGGGATAAAAAGCAGTCATAAGATTAACTTTGATTTGATTTAAAGAATTAGAAAATTGTTCATTGGTCCTAAAAGCTGCAAACAAATTTTTGGCTAATCCAGATATTGCTCTTCCAATTAATTGATAAACAATTAATGATGGTAACAATCCACGCATCGACTGACCTAGCTGTCCAGTTCGCCGAGACATTCCTTGTGTTCCTCGATTAACTTTATTACTAGTTAAAGAAAATATGCTACCGAATTTACTTACAAAACCTAGACTATCTTTAAAACCATTGCCTAATCCTCTTGATCCATGAGAAAGAGCATTTTGCATACGATTAAATACTCCACCATATCTTGAAACTGCACGCTCTGATTGTTTCATTCCGGCTCCTGTTTTAGTAGCTCCATCTACAGCATCTCCTGTACGAATTGACGAAGATCCCAACGCCGTATTAATTCGTGCTAAAGCTTTTCTCAATGAATTAGCTCTATCTTCTGTTTTAGCATATTCTTTTTGCAATCTATCATTGTCATTAATTAATTTATTCATTTTGACTGATTGCTTTTGAATAGCTTCTGCCGTTTTGTCTGATGCAGGAGTATCTTTAAACTCTTTAAAACCATTTTGAAAAGTACCTTTCGGAATCCTTTGGTCTTCATACGTACTTTTTAATCCTTTTATTTTCTTTCTCATAGCTTCTATTTGAATTTCGTTCAGTGCCATTTTTTTCACAATGTTATCTAAAGAACTTGGCACCGAGTCAAATTCAGATTTTATCCCTTTGGCTAATCCCTTTGCTTGATCATGAAATTTAGTCATATTTGCTTGCGCTCTTGCGATTTGTTCATCGTATTTAATTGTTTTTCCCGTATCACCTTTTGCAGATGCATCTTGTCTTTGTGATTTTAAATACGCAACCTTCTCTTGTGCTGCTTTTGCTTGACCCATTTTTGCATTAATTTCATTGACCAGAGCGTCAACCTCTTTAGAAACTTTTGGTTTTGCTTTCCTTATACCTGATGCAAAGTTATTTCCAATATTACTTGATGCATCTTTGGTATTTTTAGAAATAGTATTAGTCATACGCTCAACATTTTTAGACAATTCATCCAATTGCTTACTAAACGCTTGTACGCCTTTATCTATATTTAGATTTTTTTCAGTTTTATCCATGCTATCTTTTGAAGTACCTTCAATTTTTTTTAACATAGAATCAAACTTAGGCCAAACTTTCTCCATAGCTGCATCGATTTTTGATAAGTTAACATCTAGCAGAACTTCTAATGTTTCAAGTTCTATCGCCATATTTTTCACCTACCTTTCTTCAATCATCTTTCGTTTCCTAGTTTCTTTAATAGCCTTGGCATTTTTCATTAAAATATCCTGATCTCTATACATTGAGTCTTCTTGAGTGTTGTATTCTTTTATTCCTTGATTAACCACTTGTTCAACGTCTTTCAAAAAAGGATATACTTCTTCAAACTTAGGGAATTTTTTTGGATCATTAAAAGCATAAACTGCTAATTTTTGTTGAGAGTAATCGAACATTGCTTTTTCTCTCAGCTCGTTTTCTTTACACTTTTTGTTGGCTTGAATCTGTACCATAAGCTCATCAAAAGTCATAAGCCAATATTCTGAAGCTGGGATGCCTGCTTCTACAGCTTGTGGATACATAGCCTCTAGAAGCTCACTTAAAGTGCTGTATGTTACAGCATGCTTTCCTCCTCGGTTACTTCCTGATCCAGAGATTCCCCATTTGTCTCTTCTTTCTCCGTTTTTTTCTTTCCGAAAAAACCAGATTCATCTAAGAAATCATTGATTTCTGCAAATAAATCCATTGTAGTTTTGCCTGAATCAATATATTTTTCGAATGCATCAACCATAACCTTATCTGTTACACCACTCGTCTTATTTGCTCCTTGCAAAATGATGAGTAAACTATTTGCAGGTGGTAATTTAAGTTCCCCTTGTTTTTTTACAAATAATCCCATGATACCTTCATCTAATCGCTTTTCAATGTTAAGAATAGATTTCCCATCTAATCGCAATTGAAGTGTTAAGTCACCAAATTCAAACTCTTTTGTTAAAGGCATAGCTACTAAATTATTTTTTGACATTTACATTTCCTCCTAAATAAAAGAGCAGAGAGTTTCTCTGCTCTTTAAATTGTTGTTTATTTTGTTGTTGGAGCAGTGACAGGTGTAAAATCTGGTCCTTTGGATACTACTACAACTAAATTAAAACCAATAGCTTGATTGACTTCTGCTCCATCAAATTTATAATCTGGTTCTCCTGAAAAAGTTGCTGTTAATCCATCAGGATAGGTAATCGTGAAATCAAATGATTTGCCAGATTTTACCATAGTATGAATATCATTGAAGTTTGTTCCTTGATAAACGATAGCAAATTCTAAGCTTTCACTATCTTGTAATCCTTTAATATATGCTTTTTTTTCTGAACCCAAGTGAGTCACTTCTACTTTTTCAGGGTCTGTTCCTAATGCTGGAATGGATTTTACTGCTGCGATATCTTTTGAAGTTGCCCCATCTTTGTATGACAACTTAGTGCCTTTTGATAATAGCCCTTCAAATGCTGGTTCTCCAGCAAATAGTTGTAAATCTAATTTTTTCATTGTCGCTACCTCCAAATTTTCATTTTTTATAAACATATTTTGTTACATTGTCAACTACACCAGTTAGTTCAATGATAACTCGATGCATATCAGCTGTGTTTGCATCTTTACTAGTACCTGTAAATCCTATAGAATTAAACTTCTCTATAACTAATGACGTCAATGCAGTCAAACTAGTATTTCCATATAACTCAATAGTAATCATCCAAGTTGTCTGTAACTCTTTTTTTTGCGAATCGATTTCTTTTGGTTGTGAGCTAGTTCTATATATCGCGGAAGGGAATGAGGTCCAGTTACTTGGATAATCAGTTGCAACTTTCTTAATCTCTTTAACTTGTGTAAGTAATTGATAAACAATAGGTTTCAAGTCAATCTTATTCATAATTCCCTCAGCCTTTCTTTAACATGCTTTATATATATTTCTGAAGCTTGTTCAATCATTTCTTGAAGTGACGGATACAAGAACGGTCTCGAGGGCTGACCTTTAGTTATGAAAAAATCTTGGCCTTGAATCGTAATTTTTGGAATACCATACATAGCTTCTAAGTCTATTGCTACTTTTTCAGCCGGGATAAACCAAGGTTTCTGCGAATAAACAGGCATTATTCCAGTCGGAATGTCTTTAGAACTTGCTTCTCCAATTTGCCCAGTACCAAACTCTCTGTAAATTGCTTGTTCTTTATCTGACCAGACACGGCCGACAAGATGACCACTCGCATCAACTACAACCTCATTTTTTAAACTTCCTGACAGTTCACCACTTCCGTATTTAATGCTGGAAGCCAAGCGTAGTTCTGCAGCTCCCTGAATCAATTCTGTAAGTTCAAAAGTTGCATCCCATGCTGCATCAGATATTAACTCTGTCGCTTTCTTGGTTTTACGTTTAAGGCGGTCTAAGCCTCTAATCTCAACACCCATTACACTCCTCTTTTCTTTAATGTGATATTTAAATGAGAAGAGAAAGGCTGAATTGATTCAATCTCATAATCTGGATCATTTTCTGGTTTAACATATAAACAAATGCCATCTTTTTCATTTCTATTTGGCTTTAACAAATCTCCTTGATATTTACAGAGTTTGATATAAGGTAAATGTTGACCATAAATTGTAGCTGCTACTTGTCCACCCGCAGACTGAATATTCATGTGTAGTTCATTGAACTCACTTGAATAGGTAACAACGTCATTTCCTTCATCATCTTTTTCAAGATGACGTTTTTTCAAGTAGGCAACAACCAAATTACGTTTTCTTAGACGCATAGTATTTCACAACCTTTCCTATGCGATAGTTATTCAATCCAGATTTTAGCTTTTCAGGAATATCTGTAATAAAACTTTGAGAGACACCACCCTCTGAGCGTGAAGTCTCTCCCTCGTTCCCTTCTTGATTCCAAGTGATTATTACTAGTTGACGAGCGTAATAGTATAGCTTGTCTATCATTTTTTCTCTATTGGTATAATCAAGAACTAAAACAATAGCATCCTCTAACATTCCTTTGATTTTTTCAGATTCAGTCTCATCAATTCCAAGTCGAACAACAAGTGCTTTTGTGTGCTTGATTACTTCTTCTTTATCCATAAAGATTACCCCTTTATTCGCCCGTTCCTCCACCAGGAATAACAGTTTTAGGAACCCAAAGTTTATGCTTAAATTGAACAATACGAACATTTTTAGACTCATAAACACGTTCCCAGTTTCCTCCTGTAGCTAATTCTGCATTCGTAGGTGATGAGCCCGTAACAGTTTTATTTGTAAATTTCACTCCGCGTGGATGCAATAAGAAGTGTTGACGGTTAACTAAAATATCATCTCCAGCCAATGCATCCCGGTCTGTTTCTGTAGGAACAGGAGCTGCCCCATTACCTAAACCAATAGCACCTTGCCCGAAAATATAGGATGTAAAAACATCTCCAGATACTGGCATTCCGTCATCAACAATTACACGTTTTCCCATGTAAGTAGGAATCTTCGTGTTGTTAGAATCTAATAAGAATTCAATCAAGTTTTGCTTACGTAAGTTCGCATAAACAGATGAATGGACTGCGATCGCAGTTAGTTTTTCTTCGGCATCACCTAGTTTATAAGATGCATCTAAGAATGTTTCGCCAGTAAACGCTGAATCATTACCAGTTTCGCCTGAAATATCTAAACTATTTTCATTCATCTTAGTAGAAGCTGCTCCAAACACACCTTTTAAGACGCTTAACAAAGTAGCTTGTTGACGACGTGCCCAATAAGCAGCGACCAAATCACCGATCGCACGCATAGGATCATCCCCAGATAGAGCCTTAGATAAATCATTTACTTTCCATGCTTTACCTCGCATTAAAAGAGCAGCGACATCTTGACTAGCAGTAATTTTATCTGTTTCTAAAGAATCTGTATCAGATAACACTTCATCTTCACCAGTTAAGTCTTGCCAAAACGGCATGTTAATCAGCTTACCACCAGCAGTTGCTAACGCATCTAGTTCTGGGTCTTTCACAACAATACCTGACTGATACAATGCTGATAATTCAGCTGTACGTTCAATAACATAACTATTGAATACCTCAGGTACGATGACATCTTCGATCTTCGTTTTCGCTGCAAATATTTGCAAATTCATTTTAATTAAACTTTTTTTCATTTTTTCTCCTACTTTCTATTTATTAACTAATGCTTGTAAAGCTTTAGCTTTTTCTGGGTCTTCTCGTAGCAATCTTCCTTGTTCTGTAAGGTTTAAAGTTTCAGGCGCAAAAGGGTTTATGTCAGGAATAGATGCATTCGATCCTAGCGGTGAATCAACCGAACTCAACAGTGCCTGGTCAACAGCAATTTTTAACGCTTCGTCCCAAGCCTTTTTAAACGTTTTGACATCTTCTAAAATTTCTTCTGCTGTATCACCTTTAATACGCGAAGCTAATTCTTTGCTAATTCCGATTGACTGCAACTGGTTACCTTTTTCTACAAATAATTGTTCCTGTCTAAATGCTTCTTTTTCCTTTTCGAAATCTGACTTCTCTTTGTTGAGTAATTCTTTTTGTCGTTCTTCCTCACTAAGTTTTGCTAAACGAGCAGCTTCATTTTTTTCTTCTTCGAGCTCTTTCTGCCAACGTGACTTTTTGCTTTTGACAATAGAATCAACTTCTTTGTCATCTTTAAAACCAAATTTTTCTTTAATTGCTGTAATTTCTTCATCGCTCAACTCATCTACATTCAACTTTTTGGATGTTTCAGAACCGTCTGGAATATCTGTTTCATCTTTTTCAGCAAAGAATTGTAGATTTAATAGCAACAGTTTTTTTTGTTCCATAATTAGTACTCCTTCCATATCTTTTAAAGTGGATAAATGCTTGCACTTCCGGAGCTTTTAACGTCATCACGCTTGGACATATAAAAAGCCCAGCAGTTGCTGAGCTTTCGTTTCTATCAGTTTATAACCTGAGGTTCAATTATTATTAATCATAGCCAAGTCTTTAACGTCTGTGACTACTTCTATATAATAAAAACTAAATCATGTTGTAGTTGATCTTATGTTTTCTATTCTTTTAAAATGATATATTTAACCACTGTTAGTAAAATAATTAATTAAGTTTAATCTATACCTCAGCCTCTTGTATTAACTGCTGTTTAGCAATTTCAACCATACCAATAACCTGCGTTGTACTCAATTGAGTGTAAAACGTACTGATGTAGCCGTCTTTGTCCATTCCTACAACTATGATACTGTCTGCATCTTTAAAGAATTCTTTCGATTTATTCATAAACTCCTCGTTACTAACACCACGTTCTTTCTTGCGTTTCAATTCTCTAAAATCCAAATAAATCACAACCCTAATATTTTTTTTTTTTGCAAGGCTATCTTTTCTTCTGGATACTTTTCTTTAAGCTTATCCATCCACTCATTATAAGTAGTTGCACCTCTGATAGGCATTGTATCGCCACTAATTGGATCTATAGCTTCCCTAGGAAGGTTCAATATTCGTTTACTATAGATAATGGCAATTGTTCTACACCAGGGATGGAATGGAGGATATGTTCCGTTAGCCCCATTAACAACCGCTTTGGAAACTAAATAGACTTTATGATCTTTATTTTTACAGATTTTAGAAGTTTTCAAATCTAAAACTGCGACAAGCATATAGTATTTTATGCCTCTATTTTGCCATGCTTTAAGTTTCGCTTGATTTGACATATAATTCGCTTCTGTACGAATCAAACGCCTTGCAACACCAATAGATCGGTCAAACTCTCTAGCTATTGTCTTAGCCATTTCAAACTCTGACATTCCTGTCATTGACTCAACTGTGAACAACGCTTCTAGCCTTGTTGCTAAAGCTTCAGTATCACTCCACAAACGTTTAGAATAATTTGATCCATGCCAATGACTATCAAGGATGTTCTTTGTGTATCTAGTCGATAACTCTTTAAACTGATAACCTTTTTTATTCCATACTTCAATTACAAGGCCGTTCTTAGCATTTTCTTTAGCTTGTCGAATAACTGATTCAGCAGTTGCTTCACGATAGGATTCATGAATAACATCGATATAGAACTCTGTTTGCTTTTCTAGTTGTACATTAGCAATTTGTTTAGAAACTAAAAAAGACTTGGCTTTTAAGTCCTCAGCTTTAGTTATTCGTTTTTTAAATGCTAAACTGGTTAACTTTTTCTTGGCTTCTTTTTGTAGAGTAGTATTACTTATTTGTTCAGACAAGACCTTTAACTTTACAAGTTCCGAAGGGGATACAGTTTCGTTCAGCAATTTCCTTGCTTCTTTTTCATCTAACCCTGTACGCTTTTTTGACCTATCAAAGAGCTTTCGGGTTTGTTTAGTCAAGTAGTATTGTGCTTGACGATAGGCTATTATTAATTTATCCTCTAGCGCTTTTGCCCCATCATTAATTCTTTTTTCCGCTTTAATATTTCGTAATTGCCAGTATGTTTGTTCGTCCTGTTTCTTTTTTTTAGCCATTTAATTAGCTCCTGATTTTTCATCACGATTAACTATTTCTATATGATTTGGATATTCTTTTGCTATTTCGCATAAGTTTTCATAAAGAACAGTCACTATATACTGAGAATCTTTGATAATACCTAACTGAATAGATCCATCAACATCAATCGTTGCGGCATGTTGCTTTATCAATACATTAGTCACAGCTATATATAGAGCTGATACACCAGCACAAATAATATCTTGTCCTTTTGGGGCAAAGTTTGCATGTCCTGAAATGGAATAACTTACATACTGATTATCTTCCTTTTTAAATATTGCTGTAATCATCGTAATTATCCTCCTCAGAACCTTTATCTAAATCGCTATGGCTATCTTTAGCTTGTACACCTAACGCTTTCTGATTGAGCTCAATAGCTTTCTCTTTTTCAGTATTAAGCTGTTTTAGAACCTCATCAACATCGTCTATATCAGGCAACCATCCCAAAAGAACTTTAAGGGGCAAGATGCCAGCTTGATAAGCGCTAACGATTTGATTTATAATATCGCTAGTATTGACAGGTAAATTAGGCTTAAGCTTGATTTTTGTTCCTTGAGCATCAATAGAATTATCTTTAACTTTTAGAATGGTTTCAAATAGTTCCAATCGTTTCCTCAAACCTTTAATCATGTATCTTGATTTAACAGACATGAGTTGTAGCAAGCCAAACAATTTATATTTCATCGCTTCTCCACTAACATTACCTGAAAACTTTTCATCATTCATATCTGGCACATACGTAATCTTATGAATATCATCTAGAATTGCTGATCTTAAAAGATTCACTCCGTCTTCATTTAATTCTTTAGTAAGATAACCAGCATCTACTTCACTTGGCAACGCACCTGTTTGAAGCATTTTTTCTTTTGCTAACTTTTCACCATCTCCATCTTCCAACATAAACCCTCTTATGAATAAAATTGCGTCAACAAAAGCTTCTTTATCATTTAATCGATCAGATTGCAGTAGATTGTAAGCGTCAATTAATGATATAGCTTGTTCAAAGTCTCCTTGCTTCTCTTCGTTGTTTCGGTATTCAATCACCGGAACTGCTTTAAAATAATGTGGTTTAGCATTTATAAACAAGTACTCACCAGATCCTCTTGATTTAGCATGATAGGTTATCACTCTGTTGTCGTTATAGTACTTAATTACATAATGATCTATCCCCCCTTGAAGTGTTAACACTGGCTGATAATGAACGGCAAATAAAGGATTTTTGTCTACTGTATCGTCTGTCACTAAAAAGATACCTCTTGGATCAATACATTTGATTTCTAGCTGTGTAGCATCATTATCCTTAGTCTTTTTCAAATATACAAGCTCATATCCAACGCCAAATGTAGACAAATCTTTCTCTAGTTCAGTATCATGAGAGACTATATCTACCCGATCGTAAGCTTCTAAAATAGGCCCAATATTTTTATCTGACTCTGCAACATATGAAATTGGATTACCTACCATAAAGCCTACATTCATATCAACAACATATTTTGCATGATTGATTAGAACTTTATTATTAGGTGCTCCTTCATTTTCTTTTGTTCGTTTTAAAATATCATGTTTACCATCATAATAATCTGATAGTTTTTGTAATCTTAATAACTCTTCCACATGTTTGTTGATACAAAAATTAAGAAGTTCAGCTGAAGGTTTATTCAAATCGCCAGCTATCTGTCTATTAACTACTATTGACACAATATCACCTCTCTTAAAATCCAAATTTAACTTTATTCGTAATGCTTACTTTTATATTTCTCATATCATCGCTAAATGCATATCGCGTAGCATCGATTGTGTGATTATCTTTATCTTCTAATCTTGGCTTAGGATTGCCATCTTTATCAGTTTGATAATCAATGTTTTCAAATTCATGTGCTATGTTTGGTGTTCTCAAAGGGTCTATACAAATGAAGTCTAGATCGTCAAGCCATCCTTCCCCGTATTCAACTGAATCAGGTCCCTTTTTCACTCCATATAGTTTCTTTATGGAATGCTCATTAATAAGCTCAGCTATCGATTTTGGTTCAGCCGAATCTGCACCAATCCTATCAGCTTCATATCCTTTTGCTTTTACTTTTTTAGCTAATTCCCTATTACTAATTTTCACACCATATATCTCATCAATAGCATAGATACCATTTTTCTTTTTATCATAATGCCATCGAACGAACGCTAACGGATCAGTTGCATAGCCGAAGTCAAGACCGTTTCTGATATTATCAAAGTTAGTTACCATTTCATCAGTTATACAACCTTTTATTACTCGTAAATTATCAAACGGAACAACTCCTGAACCAATAGCTTTGCCGTCATACTCCCACTCAGCACGTTTCGGATTCTTAGCTCTCGTGGCATTAACTTCTTCAATAAATGCTTGAGCTATGAATGGATTATCCTTATATGTTGAATGATGAACAAAAGTATTCTCAGGTTGGAAGCTAGATTCATATTTCTTATTAACCCATGATTGTCGTCGCTTAGGAGGATTGTACGAATAAAAAAATTTATAAAAAAGACCATCTGCTAATTCACCACGTAGCAATGAGTTAGTTATGGTTTTTACATCATCTTCAGTTTTAAACTCGGCTAATTCCTCAATCCAAGCTATAGCAAATGGAAATCTTGAATCCTTTAATGACTTAATCCTTTCTGGGTTCTGTGCGCCACGAAAAACAATATAATTACCCCTAGGCTTATAGGTGATTTTCATAGGACTTTTATTTACTTTAAAATACTTAGACACACCTTGCTCTTCAATGGCCCACTTAATCTGTTCAAAAATAGATAGCTCAATCGTATTATCAACATATCTAATGGCCACAGCATTTACAGGATATCTCATAATCAATTGAACGATTATGTGTGCTATGCCAGATGATTTACCTGACCCACGGCCACCTTTTTCAACAACATGTAATATATTTGAGTTTAATGCTACCTTCCAAGTAGTATGAAATGCTTTAGGAAGAAATTCAGATAATTTTTTACTCATATTCATCACCTGATATATCATCGATGAAAACTGGCATATCCATGTCTCCATTTGTAGCATCTAAACTAGCTTTAACTTTTTCAGTTTGAACCTTCAATAGTTGTAATTTGGCATCATTTGCTAGCAAAGCATTCTGTTGCTTAATAGCCTTTGTTAACTGATTGCTAATTCTTGTCAATGCTTCCTCAATAGCCAAAATGTCATCTAGTTTTCTAAATGTTTTACGAGTTACTTGCACATCTTTTAAAACTTCTCTCTTGACAGTGACCATTTTTCCATCAATCACCGATGGCTCTTTGACTTTCCGAAGCTGCTGCAAACGTTCAACTTCTTCATCGTTTAAGCCAACCTCTGCATCTTTGATGCGTTTAAGCATTCTATATTGACGAATTTTTAGGATTCTTATTTCTTCCTCCAAAATAAAAAAAGGATCATCATTCAGATTAGAATAGATGTCCTTTTCTTCATCAGATAACATATCGGCAAATATTGTTTCGTATTCGCCTGTTTTAATAGCGTTCTTATTACCAAGTGGTGGCGAGGCCCGGCTATTACCTTTGTTGCCTACTGCGTTCTGATTACCAAAAGGAGCGCCTCCTTGATTAGTAACGTTACCTTTTGCATTGGTAACATTACCTTTTAATTCATCAGCCCATTTATCTATCGATTTCCATTTCCTTATTTGAGAATCCGAAACATTTAGTTCATTAGCTAATTCTTTAAGAACCTTTTTGCCGTTTGACTTTAACCAAATTTCTTTAGCCTGGTCACGACGTGGATCTCTTTTTCTAGCCATCCATTAACACCACCTCGCTTTTCATGCTGATAGTTGAGTTTTGTTTTCTATTTTCTTACTAAAAAGCCTAGTATAAATGTAACAATAGCTAACCCTATAGTAAATTGATCTTTATTTTCCAATTGTCTATAGTTTTTAACAGTCAAGCATACAATATTAAAAATAACCTCTAATAAACACCCTACTAAAATACACCATATTACAATGTTTATTATCCATAGCCACCATGCAGTTGGATCAGAACCTATATTAGTAAGAATCAAAATTATGGAAAGAGCTGCTCCAACTATAAGAAAACTTATAACCCCATTCGTATTTTTTAATATATATAAGGCAAGTCCCCAAAAAACAAAAATTACTCCAAACATAAATAATAATGCAGAAAAATTTGCTTCAAAAGGATACTCTTTACGCTTACTACTTACTTCAAAAAAACCAATATTATTTAACCAATACATTATTTTTACATAAAATAAACTTGAGCAGAGCGAAATACCACTTATAATTACTAACCGAATAGATTTAGTTGAAATTTCTTCATTTTTAGAAAACATAGCTGTACGTCCTCCAATAATTATTTAATATAATTATAAACGACTGGATAATTTTTTCAACATTCATTATATATTGGTTAATTCTTTTTCAATTTCAATTAAGTCTTTTAGGTCCTTAACTGTATCCAATTTGATATGACCTGCTTTAAAATTGCTTATCCATTGAGCCTTTGCAGCCCTGATAATCTTGTTGTTTTCTTCTGCAATCTTTTGCTTTTCTAAAGCTTGTTGAACTTCATAATCAAATGTTTCCATTGTAGAATACCTCGCACTATTATATAATGCTAAAAGACACAGAACTGGGTTTAAAGCACGCGCGTGTGGTTTCTGTGTCTTCGGGGTATTCGTATCTCGTTGAATTGAGGCAAGTGTTAGCGCACTTGTCTCTTTTTATTTAGCTTTTGGATAAGGTTTTGATAATTTAATGATTTTTTTACGAATCTTTTTATTTAGTGGCATTAAATACTTATGTTTACCTTCTGATTCATAAATGGAAGCTTTTGGATCCACATGTTTATGCAAAAATTCTAACCTTTGAGATCCTGTCCCATACTTAGCATGAATAGATTTAGGATGTGTCTTTTTTCCATTAACAATGAAATAGCGTTCCCCATCTGTCTTTCCAGTATATATCCAGTTTGTTGCTTGATAGATACCTCCATGATGGTTTTGGTCCGTATCTGCATAGCTTACTATTAATTGCATGCTTGGATTAAATTCTTTTAGGAACTTAATTGCTTTGGCCAAAATTTCAGATACAAACGACTTGTGATTGGTTAAAGCAACCCTAGTTAGTTCACAGCATTCTGTTTGTTCTAATCCATATGGGCTTCCTATGCTCTTATTTGCACCTCTACTAAAAATTACTACTCCTATAAATTGGCCATCTTCCCATGCTCCTATTTTAATGAGCTTTCCAACAGGCACACTTTTGCTGTAATGAAAGTGCGTGCAAGCATACTTTGTAGCTTCATGAGTGGCCCAATCAACTTTCAACATCTCTTAAATCGAACTCCTCTCCACAACAAGGGCATTTAACAAATTTCGGTTCAAGTTTCGTCAAATCTCCTTGGTCATTAATACTACCTGGTTCAAAATTTGGAATGTCAGCATCTTCAATTAAATTTTCTAATTCTTCGTTGTCAAACCCTGTTAACTCCAAATTATCTGCAGTTAGTTCATTAAGTAATTCTGTTAGTTTATCTTCATCCCAATTTCCAGAAATCTTATTTAAAGCTATGTTTAGAGCTTTCTCTTTATTCAATGGTAAATCAACCACAGAAACCTCTATCTCATCAAATAGGCCCAATTCTTTTGCAACGGTAACGCGTTGATGTCCACCAACCAAGTTTCCTGTATTTTTATTAAAAATGGGAGGATCAACAAAACCAAATTCTAAAATGGATTGTTTAAGCTTCTCGTATTCTTCCATGCCTGGCTTTAATTCAACCCTAGGATTATATTCAGCAGGTCGTAGTTCTGATAACTTCATCTTTTCAAATTTCATTTCTAATCCCTCATGCTTCGTTTAATATTTTCTTGAATGTTCTTCTCATCAAAATAGCCATGCCCACAATAAATAAGCTTACAATCATCAATTTCCTTTGGCGTGGCTTCTCTCGTCATTTCGACAATAGATGCATTCTTTTTTATCTGCACAGACATTACAACACGCATTGAAACAGTTGAGCGGTTCGACTGTGGATATTTATGTGTTAGCGATACATACCAATAGCTTTTCATATTTTCTCTCCTAGTTATTTTTATGTACTTGATTCAATAAATCACTTCTTGCTATACTATTTATGGGTAGCAACTCCTTTTTATAAATAGCAACCGTTAACAATCTTACAACTAACAAAATTTTTCACGAATGCTACCTAGCCACTAGATCCCATAGTCTAGTGGCTTTTTTATGTACAAAAAAGACTGCACGGTGAAAGTGCAGTCTAGGATAGGAGGGAAAATCTTAGCCATCATTCGACCGTAAAGGTAGTTACATTTGAATGATTGACGATTTTTTATTTAAGTAGCTATGCTACCTACTGGAACAATAGGACTCGAACCTATACTGACGGTTTTGGAGACCGCTGCTCTACCAGTTAAGCTATATCCCATTAACACTCACAAACCTGTAGAAAAAAGAGAGAGGAATTACACCCCATTTCTTTTAGTTTGAGAACGTCTGATTTGTGAGTGATCATTGCAAACTACATAGCGCTATCTTGACAAGTGCTTTCGGCGTACGTCTACGTGTAAGCTTCATGCCAAGTTTATTGCAATATTTGCTACCTATGACTAAACGAGACAGAAAGAACTGGACTTTCCACATCCTTATTCTTTATTTTTTATAGGTAGCCTCAAAAGATAAGTGAAACGGAGCTAAGATAGGTAATGCATGCCTTACCATCGTCTCCTTATCTTTCGACACTACCATAATAACATCTAAATATTGATAAAAACCGCCAACTTTCCGCCAAAAAACCGCCAAAAATTTTATTTATATGCAATTATTTTTCCATTCCGATACGCTTCGGCAAATTCGATTAAAGCCTCTGATTTCATTCGTTGAATACTTCTTTCGGAATATCCAACTTCCCTAGCTATCTTGTAATTAGAGTAATGGTCCTGCACACAGAAACTATAATGCAAAATTTGTCTGCTAGTTAGGCTTAATGCCATAAGCGCAGATAAAATTTCGTCTCTTTCTGCTTCTGCATCTGCTAATTGTACTAGCGCATCTTCTGCTTTGTTCCCATGACTTTGGCTTTTAGGCATATCTGTAATAATTGGTGATTTTAAATCTATCAAAGAGCGACCAGCTATTCGCTCTAAACGTCTAAAATTCTTCAACACATTTCTGGCATTCGCTTTTGTTTGTCGAAAATCTACTTCTTTTAGCAATTTAATCAAGTGAAATCGCTCCTTTTGTGGTATAATAACTATGTCGAAAATATTTCTCACAGCCGGAGCAATCTGGCTTTTTTTATTTTCTACTAAATAAACTTTTTACAATACGTACTATGAGATAGTATTTTCAAATACATTTACTCATGATATAATCATATTAACTTTCTTGGGGATTTTATTTCTGAAATAAATTTCTCCTTTTCTATGATAACTGGCGGAAAACAGTTATCGATAGTTCCTGTCTCCACCAGAGACACAATGTCAACCTTATTTGTTGGCACTATTAGCACTTTACTTGGGAAAAGTGCTAACTACCACATTAGTCAGCCATTGGTCGGCTGGCTTTTTGTTTGCAAAAAATCGGCTAGTTATTGTAAAAAAGTTGCAATAAGTTAAAACTCCAATGTAATTGGCCTCCCGTATTTTAAAATTCTCCATTCGCCATCTTTTGTATTGGTTTTATTCATATGATTTCTTTCATCACGAGCTATCGTATAATCGAAAAATAAATCGGCTTGCTCTGCTCCATGTAAGTATTCAACATAAACGCCATCGACTTGCCTTCCTATGATATAAACTTCTGGATAACTCATACGCTGGAACCTCCTAAATATAGCCCTAATCCCAAAATAAACGAGCATGAAAGGAAATAAACGAGGTCACTGCTTGTTATGTCATTGCTATACACGAAATGGCTCACGGTTGCTTTTGCTACAAGAATCATTATTGCAATGCCACTAACTTTATTTATTACTCTTTTCCAGTTGCGTTTCATTTATTCACCATCCACCTTCACAGCAAACGGCCAATAGCGCTCATCAACTGCTTTGATTTCTTGTTCTGTTAACATATCCACCTTTTCCTTACATGTCGTAAAATCAATTGCTCCCGCTAAATTTAAAAAAGTATATCCTGTGTTAGTCGCCCCTTTGTCTGGTAATAAAACGTGATATAAAGGTCCCTTCTCGACTTCGTAGCCGTTAGCTAATGCATTAACAAATAAATCTCTGTTCGACTTAAACCACAAAGAAAATTCATCATCGGGCATTGCGCTTAAGAAAGAATCTGCGGAACCGATAATATCAACTTTATCAGAACCCATTCCTAAACTTTCTTCAATAAAATCATCAGCAGTTTTAGGTAATATAGCTTTTTTCGGTTCATCTAGTTGTTTTACTAAGCTAATTGCTTTTTCGACAGCATAGTTAGCACCTTTCAAATAATCAAGGCTATCTGTAGGAACTTCTAAGCATTCTAACTCTTCAATCAATTCTTGTTTATTCATCGCTATTCCTCCACTTCATCAAATCCACAGATTAACGATTCTTCCTTCCAAATTCCACAATCTTCCAGTACAACCTCTCTTTTATCTTCTTCAGGAAATTCAAGAATCAGCCCATTCACTAATACTGTTTTTACTACCAAAAATTGGTTTGTGTATTGCGGAACTCCTTTACCGATATACTTTACTTTGTCTCCTGATTGAATGCTCATACTCATTCCGATTCCTCCTAAATCAAGCCGCCGTCAATCAACAATACTTCGCCGTCTTTTTCAAGATTTTCTAACTGATTGAAAGCTTCTTCTGCGCCAGTCTTGTCACCCTCTTCAGTATGACTTTTAGCAAGCATTTTGAACGCTTCGTATTTATCAATTGTTTTCATATCATCGAAAAACTCTTTTTCGTCTTCTACTTCGCAAACAATATCCTTGTAAAGTTTTAAACATTGTTTTTCATCTTTAGCAGCGATTAATGCAAAAAAAGGTTCTTTAATTTCGTAAAATTTCATTCTGCTTCCTCCTCTACAAAATCAATAATTTCAATCCCCACAATGTACTCACTTAACTCTTCCCATACATCTTCGACTAACAATTTGTCGCCTTTATCATTTTTCAAAGTCATTGTAAACCAGTCTTCGCCATCATCATCTGTATCAAACCATTCAAAATTGATTGGATTTTCTTTAAATTTCATGTCATATAAATCTTCTTCGTCTATGCCTAATATGTCTAACCCTTTACAATTTCCACTTTTTACAAAGGTAACAAATCCTTTGTATACACCTCGTTGGAAACTTACTTTGATTGTATGCAGGCCCCATCGGATATTTGGATCATAATTTTTCATTTTTCTTCCTCCTTTAAAATAGCTAGAATTTTTTTCGCTTTTGTTTTATCAGATGTATAAAATAAGCTATGCTCTTTGCCATCAATACCTTTAAATTGGACTGTCTTTTTTTTATTTACATAAAACCAATCTACCACTGCTTGAATAGCCTCATCTGTAATTACTCGACGATAATTTACATCCATCAAGCCGTCTTTGGCTTTACCAAGATAAATATCTCCACTTAATAATGCTGTTACTAAACGTAATTTTTCATAAGCCATTTATTTTTCCTCCTGTTCAAACCATTCAATAAATGCACTTAATAATTGAAATTGCCGATCCTTATCCAAAGATAGATAAGCACTACATACATTTTTAGGCGCATGCCAAGATTGTAATTCCCACAGACAACTGATAGGAAACATATTCTCTTTTTTCATTTCTTCTTTCAACCAATTAAGCACAATCTGCTGATTTTCATTGAGTTTTGATTCTTCAATAAGTTGTTTGATAAAACGTTCAATAAAATCTATAGCATTTTGTAAGTATATTTCTTCTGCTTCACGTGGTTTATTACCAAGCAACACACGCTCCATTTCATCAATTGCTGAATCTAATAAACTAAAATCTCTCATTCTGCACACTCTCCAATAGTTCTGGGTTATCCCATACATTTCCGATGACTAATAGTTCAAAAAGTGGGTATGTCTTATTTGGATCTCCTGAAAATGACCCTAAAAAAGAGTCATAGTAATCTACACCATCACTTTTAAACACGAATGAACAGTCTTCCCAAATAACATCAGTAATGTATTCTGAAATACCTTCATTTGTTACTTCTATTATTTTCAAAATATCACCCTCAAAAATTTCAACGCCGTTCTTGTCTTTCAACCCTGTTGATTGCATGAGGACACATTCAGACACATCTAAATTGATGCCGTTATAATCTACTATGCAGCCAATACTACCGTCTTTTTCTAGGTCAATTGTTTTAACGTCCACCATGTCATTAGTGTTTTTATCCCACGCTCTAAATTTTAGAATCATTATTCAACCTCCTAATCTCAGCTAACTTTTTCGCAACACATTGTCCACTTTTGTTGCATAACAGACAAGAAGTTGCTTTCGAATGGCCGAATCTATCTTTTTCCCAGACAATCATCTGTCCCTTGCATTTTATACATACCATCGCTTTTCCCTCGCTTGCTGTATGTGCCGTTTGCAATTTTTGCGTTTTTTTGTTTTGTTTTCTTTTCGCTTAATTATGTTTTCTATGCCGTTTGCCTTTCGCCAGTTTTGAAATGTGGTTGTTCCAAGTCCAAGAGCTTTCTTAATATCGTTTACTTGATAACCTAAGTCTAATAAGCGCTGATATTCTTCTTTCGTTAGCTTGTCAGGCTCTAATTTGGGTAATGGTCGTTTATCGCTTATAAGGTTAGAATTCAGTTGTTTGGATAATCTCTGGACCTCTTCCACGATTTCTGGATTATTCATCCATGATTCATCATCACCAGTCAAAAAAAGAATTCTCTGACGAATGGCTCTTTTTGTTTCTCTGAGTTTGTTTTTCGTCATTCTTTTTCCTCCAAACTCATAATTTCAATTTCTGTTCGTGGTCGCATGCTATACAGTTTTTGGCAAACCATCACAGCAATTTGACCATCATTTTTGTATAAAATACCTTCAGCAGCATCTGTGACTGCTTTAAAATAGTTGTCCAAATCAGGCTTTTTATCGCAATATTTCCGCTCTAATTCCACTTCTAAGCGTTTCTGTTTATTGCTTAGAGCTGATTTAGGCGGATGGATGTAAAACGTCACACGTGCGGAAATTGGCCCTTTTTCAATCAACTTTGCTCTTGATTTACGAAGATAATTCTTTACTTGATTTTTGTATTCTTTCATCGCTCGATCTTCGTACGTTTGAACATAATTCCCACGTCTTGCAAACCTAGGGCGACTTTGTGGCTTAGGTTCAATCGGCAAAATAATTCGCATCTCTTCCACCTCGAACCTTACAAATCGGCTTCTTTGACGAATACTCCGTTTACCATTTCCCCTTGGCGATTTTTGATTTCGCTATATGCTTGATTTAGGCATTCGTATAAGTCCATGTTATTTTGCATAGCGAGAATAATTAACGTCACAACTACATCGCCAATACCATCTCTTAAATCGTTTTCGTTGTTTCTTGCTAATGCAGCACCAACTTCTCCGACTTCCTCAATCACTTTTAGCATTTGCTTTTCAGGCTCTGCTGTATCTAAATGCTTTTCTTTCGCCCATTCTTCCACTAATTTAACTAATTCATCCATGTTTTTATCCTCCCAACAATTCTTGCATTTGTCTTTCAAATTCAGCTTGTTCTTCTGGTGAAACTTTTTCTTCTTCACCGTTCGCTTGATTCATCCACTCAGGCACCTTTTCTTGTCGAACAGGTTTATTTTGATAGCTACTGATCCCTGTATTTTTTTTGCTTGTTGCCTTAAATGCTTTCTGCGCTTCTATTGCTTCTTCAAGCGTGGTTATGCTTTTATCTTTCCAATTCGCAAAAATTTTATCCACGTATGATTTTAGCCATCTCATATCTACGCTGTACTCATAAGCCTGTTTAATGGCATGCAAAACTAGCTCTGGACCCCATTCTCTAATCCATGGACCTAAAGCACCTTTCAACAAGTTATTAGGCTGTTGTCCCCAATGGCTTTGAATAAACTCATACACACCGACATCTTCTTCATGCTCATTTATGTTTGTGTTTTCGTTTATATTTATGTTTTGTTTATGTTTATATAATGTGCCACTGTTGCGCAACTGTGTTGTACACTTTTCCGCTACTGTTTCGCTACTACTTTGTAAACTGTCTTGTACACTCTCTTGTAAACTATTTGACGTAGAAAGTTTACGTACATCTTCTTGTAAACTTCCTTGTACACTATCTGATGTATAAAGTTTACATATATGGTAAGAAGTTGCTTTTCTTCCATTGGTTTGAAAATCAATTAATCCTAGTTGTTTTAATACATTTCGATTTTTATTTATTCCTTGGCGTGAAAGACCAGCTAGAGTTTCAAGCGTTTGATTACTTGCCGTAAACCACTCACTCCATCTTGTTTTATTGTTTATGCTCATCAATGCGCGCCATAAAGCAATTTGCCCAGATGAAAGTCCCTGATTATACATTAAATAATCGTCAAACGCTAAAATCTGCTTAATATAGTCCATCATCGCACCTCCCTAGATAAGAGGGGAAAATTCCCTCTCTTTATTTATTCACTAATTAACCTCCAATATTCAACTTCTTACGTTCTTCAACGTTTAGTTTTACTGGTTTAATTTGATACTTGTTTAAAAAGTTCTTAGTACCTATCTGATGTTCTTCTTGATGATGTTG